TCTTGAATGGCTTTCTTGAGCTTCGCCGCCGCCACGGACTCGCGCTTCTCGGCAAGGGCCAGGAGTTCGCGAAGGGCCGACACGTCGTTACCCAACGCAGTTTCGCGGATGATACTCGCCGAGTGAGCAGCGACTTCGTCCTCTGCGGCTTTCAATTCTTGGCGGATGCGTTCTGCGGCTTCACCGGGCTTGCGATAGATCAGCTTGTGGATCGTCGTCGCCGTGACATCCCAACCCTGGGCCTTGAACTTCTGCATCATGACCTTCGCGGCCTTGCCCGTGGGAGCGCAGAAAGCCACTTGCGACGGAGTGAGGCCGCATTCTTCGATGATGTCGGGGAGGATTGTGGATTTGCCGGTCCCCGCGAAACCCGCGAGGTAGAAGAAGGGCTTGTCACGTGTCGCATACCAGCGAGCGATTTTACGGACACCTTCAGCTTGGAGATCAGAGAGCGTGGGCATGGCACAGTGCCTTGTGAAAAGGGGAGCGGGTATTCGCCGCTCCCCTTGTGCTTACGTCAATTTGCGTTGGGTTTAGAAGCGACGACCGCGCTTCACTTCGGTGGCCGGAGGCGGGGTCGCTTCTTCTTGCGCTTCCGCTTCTTCCGTGGCGGCCTTCGCCGCCGCAGCCGCGCCGTCGAGCTTCGCCAGGAGGTCGGCTTCTTCCGCCCATTCGACGATCTTGAAGATCGGCGCATACTTCGTGGGCTGGCCCTTGACCTTCTTGAGCACGAAGCTGGATTCCGCGAGTTCGACGATGGCGATCATGCCGTCGTTCATCGCAGCGCCCTTCGCGTAGTCGCGGAGCAGGTTGCCCATGGCGATCAGCGCGCCCTTCGAAGTCGTCTTGAATTCGTAGGTCTCGCCGTCGTCGAGCCCGCGCATCGTCACCGAGCGCTGTTCGCTCCAGCCGTCAGTCGTGCCGTCGCTGTAGGTCTTGTAAGGACCATGATCGGTGAGGCTGGCTTTCGCCGGAGCGTCTTCGCTGATGATCGCCGCCATCACTTCATCGACGACTTCGCCTTCTTTCCAGCAGATGAAGCCGACCTTGTAGTCGAGCATGTTCACGGCGAGGCGCGTGCCGAGCGGCAGTTCGTTGTTGTCCTTGCCGAACGTGAAGCCGCCGTCGTTGCCGTTGAACTTCAGAAACTGGACGCCGCCGTGGTTGGCGCTGCCGTATTGACCGGCGATGGCCGCCCACTTGTCCTTGTTCGCGAGTGCGCCGCCTTGGGCCGCTTTTACCAGAGCATTCATTCCTTGATTCCTTGTTGCCTTAGTGCCTTATTGCCTTAGTGCCTTGTCTGCGTTCATAGTGAAGTTTCACGATGAATGCAATTCGTTTCCCCTGAAAGGGGATTAGTCGAGATTGATGGTCAGTTTGTCGTAGGGCGTTCCTTCCGTTTCATACGCGGCAATGTCGATCCCGTGATCTTCGGCCATCTTCTTAGCGTCGATGGTCTTCCGGCCAGGGATGCGAACCCAAGAGGCTTTGCCCCAAGAGCCAGAGACGCGGTTCTCACGAAGCGCTTGCATCCGTTCTTTGATGGCTTGCTTCGCGAGTTCGAATGCGTATTCGGTCTTCGCGTGTGCGGCCTTCGCCGCATCGTATTCCTGAATGAGCTTCGTCATCAGCGCGTCTTCGAGATCGACGTGCTTGCCTTTTTTCACGTCACTCGTGGGGATGGCCCCGGTGGTGACGAGAGCGCAAGAGCGCTTGAAGGGGCAGTATTCGCAACTACCGTCGAACTTGCCTTCCGGGGTCAGCTTCGACGGATCGTCAATGGCCCAGACGTTTGCCGCACGCTTCTTCGCAGTGTTCCAAAGGCGCTCTTCGAACTTCACGACGAACACTTTGATGTTGTCGAGGAAGCTTGCATCCACGTAGAGGATCACCGCGTAGTTTGGCTTGTGCGGCGTGAGTTCGCGAATGAGGCCCATCTGCACTTGCGTTTGGCCGTGGTGGATGGCCTTCTCTTCACGCAGACCGACGCGAGGGTCGATGCTCTTGATTTCGAGGGTGACGCAACTGGAGCCGATGTCTTCGACGCCATACTTCGCGAGAGCGTTGCGCTTGAGGTTCGTAAGCAAGCCGTCAGGGGTCGCGCTGTTCTTGCCCTGCACCAGCGTCTGTTGATCAGCGCCAGCGAACAAGGCCTTAACGCCCTTCGGCAGATAGTCGAGCGCGGGGACCACGAAGTGATTTTCGATGATGTCGCCACGGCGCGTCGCGCCCCACGTTTCTTCGTAGTCCTCGTCTTTCTCGAAGCCGAACTCAGCGCCGCGCTTCGAGAACCAGCCCTTGCGGATACAGCCGAAGACTTCGGAGGCACCGAGCGTAGACGAGCGGTCGTGCGCCCACACCTTTTGACTGTCGGCGATATAGGCCTTGAACATGGCCTCAAAATCGAGAGGTTCGTTTGCTTTGGCAGCCATTACGCAGCTTCCTCGAAGGCTTTCATTTTGACGAGTTCGTCGTAGACGCGGATTGTCATCCGCACGTCAACGAGAGCATCGTGTGCGCCGACGACCGACTCCTTGAAGAAATACTGAGAGCATTCTTCGAGCTTCGGCCACTTGAAGTCGGTGGGATGGCGAGGCCGCTTGTGCGGGACCCTCACGATGTTCACCGAAGTTAGCATAGTGCAGCGCGGTTGACAAGAAGCAAACCGGGCCGCAACATCTTCCGCCGATACACCGGCACGCCAAAGCGCACGCTTCATGATCAGCGAATCGAAGTTGATGTTGTGGGCGACGATGGTGTCCGCTACCGACATCATTCCGCCAAAAAGATAGGCGGCGTTTTCGATGCTGACGCCGAACTTCTCCGCGAATTCTTGTTTGATCCCGTGGACATTGGCGGCCCCGGGGCTGATGATCCAGCCTTCGGGCTTCACAATCACATTGACCGTGGAGATTTCGAGCTTCGTCTCGTCGTCGCGGAGGATCGCCGCAAGCTGAACCACGTCAGGGTGCGTTGGGTCCGAGATCGGAGCATTCCACTTCGAGACCGTTCCCGTGGTCTCGGTGTCGAAGAAGAGTGTGGCCCCGGCCATTAGTTCGCTTTCTGATTCAGGTGCAGGTTCGCCGCAGCTTGCTTCAACGATTGTTGGCCGACGATCTTCGCCGCGATTGCGTTGGCTTGAATGCTGGACTGCGCCGCCATCCCGATAAGCTCAGCAATCGCGATCCTGTTCGCGTGGAGGCTGGCGTTGAAGACAGCGGTCCAGAGCAGAAAGTAGCCGAGGAACGCCAGCCACGGGCTGAAGATCAGCACGTAGGAGAGGGCGATGGCGGTCCCCGTGAGCTTCATGAAGGCCACGATGGGCGGCCCGAAGATTGCCCCGACGATCAGGACCAGGAGCAAGAAGCCAACGATGCGGCCCAGGAGCGGAACATTGCGCTTTGACGGCGCGGGAGCGGCAGTGTCAGTCATGGCGGTGTCTTTACCCTCTCTTTTAACCAAAGTCAAGCGAATTAGTGAGTTTCCGCCCAGTGCTGGCCGACTTTCGAGGCCACGGCAACGGGAGGGATAAATCCGAAGTGATCCCCGGCGTCCTGCGCCGCCTTCTGTTGAAGATGCTTCGCGAGATCAACGTAGGCAGGCATGACCGCCGCCTGATCTTCGTCGTGGACCCAGAGCAATTGCACCCAGTGCTTGCCCCAGCCCATTTCCAGGCCTTCATCGGCCATGGCTTCGCGGAAGTTCAGCAGCCATTGCTTGGCGAGAATTGCGGCGTCCGATTGGAGTTTGAGGTTGAGCGCAGCGTGCTTGCCGCGAACGAGAAGACGGCGGCCATCGAGTCCTTCGATCTTGCCGCTGCGTGCTTGCTTGCCGATGTCCTTGACGACTTTGCCAAGCGCGGGGATGCGTTCTTCGAACGTGCGGCGGAGGTTGCGGCCCAGCAGAATCTTGTCGTGGTCGTCGAGATACGGATTCGCAATGTGGCCGAGCTTCCAATCGCCAGCACCATAGATGTAGGCGTAGATGAAGGTCTTCGCTTGATCACGTGTCGCTAGGCCAGCCGCCTCTTGGTTCATCGTGTGGATGTCGCCGTTGAGCACAACGTCGAGAAGTTCGCCGCCATCATACTTGTGCGTGAGGTTCGCCAAGCAACGGAATTCAATCCCCTCCATGTCGGTGCCGAGCAGCACGTAGGGTTTCGGCACATAGAACAGAGAACGACATTCCCATCCGTAGTCGCCAGCACGCCCGTGCTTCACGACGCTGATCTTCGTGCCGTCAGGCTGGAGTTCTTTGCCAGAGACGACACGTGGCACCTGGGCGAGGTTCGGCCCATTGTGCGACGCACGGCCTGAGATCGTGCCGCCGACGTTGCAGTAGTGGTGGATCATCCCGTCTTCGCTGACGTTGTTGAGCCACGATTGTGCGCCGTCTTTGATCTGGCCGAGCAGCTTCTTGTAGAAGAAGATTTCCGCAAGCTCTTCAGCCATTGGAATCTTTCCGATCAAGGTCCGCAGCACGTCGTCGTTGACGGTCGGGCGGCCCTTCTCAGTGAATTCCTGCGGTTGCCAGTTGTGAACGGTGATAAACCTGTCGATGATGTTCTCACGCGACAGCGGATTGAACTCCTTGATTTGAATAGGAGTGTAGGCGCAGCCTTCCGTGCGGTCGCCGCGAAGCACGTCCTTGAACTTCAGCGTCTTCTTCGGAACGACGACTTCGCCCCAAACAGCACGAGAGTAATCCTGCCCGTATTGTTCGTCAGGGGCCGGATACTTCTTCGCCTTGTTCACGCCTTCTGGGTCTTCCCAGCGAGCGCTCACGATGCGCTTCTTAGCCGGGGCATACCATTTGCCGTAGTGAGCGCTGGTCTTCTCGACCAGCTTCTTCATTTCGACTTCAACTTCTTCGGCGAGCAGCTTGGCTTTTTCAACGTCGAATGGGATGCCTTCGCGCTCTTGCTCGCCCATGTAGTCGTGGATGCGGTGCTCAAGAATCACCGCTTCTTCGGGATAATCCTCGCGAAGAATCTTCTTCCAGAGTTCGTTCAGAACGTAGTTGTCCTGATCGCAGTAGTCCTCCATGTCCTGGTTCCACTCGCCCCAGACGAACTGCGAAAGTTCCTCTTCGTCGGTGATCCCCAGCGCACGGCCTTCCTCTTCCTTCTTCTGTTTGTAGTCGCCTTTGAACATCTTCAGGCGATGGCCCCAGGCGTCCAACGTGTGACGGCCAATCATGACGCCGGGCAGGCGGCCACGCTCAAACAGCATAAAGTCCTTTTGCTTCTGATCGGCGTAGATCAGGCGCGTCATGACCATGGTGTCGCGGATACGGCCCTTGGGCTCCCAGCCCGGATAGACTTTCTGGATGGCGGGAATGTCGAAGTGCAGGCCGTTGTGTGCGACAATGAGTTCGGCGCTGGCGAGGAATTCCAGCCCTTGCTCGATATTGTCCATGTGCTTGTTGCGGCGGAACGTGTAGATTTCCTGGGTCTCGAATTCCAGGATGCTGAGCACGTGGATGCGGTCGAGCTTCTTCAGAAGCCCGTTGGTCTCGGTGTCGAAAAGGAGGGTCTTTGGTGCGTCCATCACACGTAGAGAATTGTTGCCGGTCCCCGGTGCAGGTGATTCCAGATATACCACGCATAGCAGTGGCGTGGTGCGCCCTTGCTGTCTTTGATCCAGCGCGGGCGTCCCGGAGGCTGCACGATTTTCATCGCGAACGGCGGCTTCTCGAAGAGATCGCGCCGCGTCTTCGCCATGTCGTATTCATTGCGAAGGAACATCATTACAGCACCGCCGTGCGGCTTTGTCAATTCCAACGCCTTGCGAATGAATTCTTCGGCCTTCGAATACGGCGGGTTCGTGATGATGATCGTCGATTGCTTTCCGTCGAGTTCCGGCATCTTCGTCGCCGTCAGGAAGTTCACGCCCGATTGCACGTCAGGATGCCCACGATCTTCGAGATCGGTGGCGATAACGTCGAAGGAGTTACGCTCCAACACCATGGAGATCGCACCAGCGCCTGCGGCGCACTCCCAGATGGGTTCGTCGAGCGTGATCATGTGGTTCGCAATGTGAGGCACAAGCCCCTGCGTCCACTTCTCTTCCGTCTCGTAGAAATCACCTTCGATCCGCTCGTAGCCCGAGGGACCCATTGCCTTGTCAGCCTTCCGGGGCATAGAACATCCGATAGAAATGGTCGAGGAAGAATTGCTTCGCCTTGCGAGGAAGCATCGGTGTGAAGTTCGGATCAATCTCTTCGATCTTCTTGATCGTGTCCGGGGTCTGTCCCCACGACGCGAGAATGTTTGGATGGGCGTGCATCGCGTAGCCTTCTGCGTAGAGCAGGCGACGATCAGCGCGCTTCACCGCAGCGTCGATATACTCGCTGCGTTCGATCTTGTATTTGCCGACGATGCAGCGTTCAACGCCGTGCTCCATTTCCACAAACTCAGGCATGTGGCGCTTGATCGGCGTCACCATGTCGCCTATAACACTCTCCGGCGAGTCGTGCATGAGGCCCCAGGGTTCGGCCCAAGGACAGTCGAGCTTGGCTTCCCAGCCCACATAGACGGAATGCTGGGCCACGCTGTAGAAGATGTCGCCGCGAAGGTGGCCGTTGAACCTCACCTGTTTGCTCAGGGAGTTCGCAATGTGCTCGATATGAAATTCACTGGCATGAGGATTGAATGGGTGGACTTCGCCCGCCCCGGTGGTGATGAAGGCTTCGGCCTTACTCTTCCCGACGTTGGCGTGATCGTTGGCCGCCGGGACGAAGCCGCCCGGGGTCACGAAGCCGTCCGGTTGAAGGAAGGCCTGGACGCGCTTCATTAACGTAACCATGGCGCGCATAAGATCACGAAGACCCTGGTTTGTCAAGCGTCTTCGCAATGTTCTCCATCCGCTCCAAAAGCTTAACGGCCATTTGTGCGTCGGTGCTGCCCTCCACCACAAGATGTTGAGACGTGCATTCATTCCTCTGGCCGATTCGCCAGATACGGTCCTCCGCTTGTTCGATGTCGCGGGGCACCCATGAGAGTTCGAAGAAGCAGACGAACCGAGCCGCCGTGAGGGTCCACCCAACGCCCATGGCTCCGATGTTGCCGAGGATCACGCGACACGTCGGATCGTCTTGGAAGTCGTCAACGTATTGCTGACGCTTGGCGTTGGGTGTGGAACCCACGATGACGCGAGGGTTGAATTCCTTCAGCGCCTCCGCCGCCTTCTCGATGACCTTCGTGTGGACGCCGAAGACGACAACCTTCTCGCCGCTGCGGAGCAGATTTTTCACGTGCTCGATGCACATGGGAAGCTTCGCCAGCGCAAGCTCCTGCCGCGCCAGGGAGATCGCTTCGAAGGCGATCTTCTCGTCGAAGTTGTCGAGTTCGTTCGCGGCGTCGGCGTAGTCCATCGCCATCAGGTGGCCGTATTTCTCGGAGATCGCGTGCTCCAAGCTTTCCCACGTCCACTCTTCGTCGGCGGTGATCGCGATGCCCTGCATCTTCTCGTAAGCGTGCATTGCACGTTCGAACGCCGTCATTTCGGCTTCGCTCTTCTTCAAGAGCCCAGCACGCGGCAGGGGGATAATCTGGCGGTGTTTCTCCGGCAAATCCTTCAGGACTTCGCGCTTATTCCTGCGGACCATGAAGGCCGCACGCATGAGGTTCTGAAGCTCTTCGGTGTTCGTGGCCCCGAGGGCTTCGAGCCCGAATCCATTGTGCTTCGCATCGCAGTAGCGACGGATGAAGCGCATGTAGTTTTTGCCGAGCCCTTGAGGATCAAACTCTTTACAGAATTGCCAAAGGTCGATGGTGTGCTTTGGCTCCGGGGTCCCCGTGAGGAAGATACGTTTGCGAGCAGGCGGGCGTTTGATTACGATTGCTTCGACGCCTTTCTTCTTGTTTCCCCGCTTGCTGTAGCCCCAAACATATTTGCTGCGTTCGGCCTTGAGGTTATTCGCGTAGTCGGCCTCGTCGGCGATGAAGAGGTCCCACTTCGTTGCTTGAATCTGTTTGTAGAACCGTTTGAGCAGTTCGTAGTTGATGATCACGATGTCGGTATCGGGCCAGTAATCCCGAGCAACCTCCTTGATCTTATAGCGGGGCTTCCCCTTGTTCTTGCCGGTCTTGAAGACGCCGACTTGCTCGCGGATAATCTCTGTGCCGCTGGCGATGCCCCAGGTTAGGTCGGCCATCAGCCACTTGTCGATTTCGCGGTGCCAGTTGATCTTGAGGAACGCCGGGCACACGATCAACACCTTGTTGATCGTGGGGTCGTAATTGATGGCGAGGATTGCTTGGATCGTTTTCCCGAGCCCCGGCGGGTCGGCGATCAGGGTGTCCGTGGTGCCGCTGGCGTATTCCGCGCCAGCCACTTGATAGCCGTAGGGGACGCGCCCCGGCGGCGTCTCAATCGTCAGCGAGCTTTCCGCTGCCGAGGATAGAAGCAACCTCTGCTGACGTGTAAGAGCGGCTTGCATACTTCGTTTTCAGCATCTGCAATGCGCCTTCGAGGAAGGCATTGGTTCTCGGCGCACGCTTCGGGAGTTCAGAGAGGCCGGTCCCCAGGCCGTCTTCGGGGAAGACCACGATCTTGCCCTGGTCGAGCGCGGTGATGATCGGCTGGAGATCGGCCTTGATCTTCGCGGTGTTCGCGACGTATTCAACGTCGCGGAAGAAGTCGCCGGGGCGCATCCCAGGGTGTTTCTTTGTGCGGACGCCAATGGCGTTGGGTTCGCCGCGAGCCTCCCCAGCTTGACCGCCCAGCCCTTCCCGGTCGTCGTTGTCGCCGAAGACATAGACGACGTTCGGGTTGTTTCTCAGGTCAGAACGGTAATATCTCTTCTGGGTGATCGCAGGCATCCGGGTCTCCTATGCTGTCCCAGAACCGAAAGATGTCGGCCTGGGTGTAGTTGGGCAGAAAGTAGTCCGCGAGTTCAGGGTCCATCCCACAGTCCTCGCACCATGCGGGACCATAGATCATTCCCACGCCTACGTCAACCGATTCCTGCCAAATCTGCCCGCCGCAGAGGCGGCAGGGATGGAGGTCTTGGCGGCCCCGGATGTCGATTTCGCTCATGCCTTCTTCTGCACCTTCCGGTCGTGCATGACGATCCCGTCAAGGTGGTCAACCTCGTGGGCGATGCAGCGCGCCAGGAGCCCCGTGGCCCGAAGCTTCTGCCTATTCCATGCCCGGTCGGTATAGGCCACGGTGAGGCTCACAGGCCTGCTGACGGGCACTTGGTCGCCGGGGTAGCTCAGGCATCCTTCGGCCATGGTCGCCCTGATGGCGGCCTGGAATTCGATGATGGGGTTGATCATGAAGTGAAGGTCGCGGCCCACGTTGACGACGATCATGCGCTTCGCGATGCCCACCTGCGGCGCGGCGATCCCGATAGCCATCTTCATCTTCATCACGTCATACATGGCCGAGAGTTCGGCCAGGGCTTCCTTGTCCCCGGCCACGACGGCAGGGGCTGGCGTGTGGAGGATGGGGTCGTTGGGCGGCACTAGCTTCAAAGCGAGGGGCATCTTGGTCTCCATAAAATGGCGGCCCCGGGGGTTTCCCGGGGCCGCCCGCGTCGAGCAGGAAAAGGAGTTAACCTGCCGCGCTACCTAGACGGTCATGGCGGGGTGTCGAGGCCCGCTCGCGTCAGGGTTTCAGCCCCGGATTTCCTTGATCCAGCCCCGGAGGGTGGATTCAGGGATACCGGAAGTCCGTTGGCCGCCGCGATAGCCGTGGTCGTCCACGATCTTCTCGACTTCGGCGGCGGTGAACACACGGCCATCCTTGGTCTTGAAGGTCAGGGTCGTCCCCACTTCTTCTTCGCCGACTTCTTCGTCGGCAGCGGCGTCGCGCTTCGCCCAGAAGGCGATGATCGCGGCGGGTTCGTCGTCGAGTTCGACGCCAGCGTCGAGCTTGTCCTGCTGGTCTTCCCAGTAGTCGGCACCTTGGACGGTGTCAGACCACGTGAAGGCATACAGGAGGGCCTTCGAGCGCTTCTTGAAGGTCGCGCTGGTGTCGAGCACCGTGGCGGCGTCACCGGCCTTGAAGTCGTCCGGGACATCGCCGTAGAGTTCGACCGCCTCTTCATCCGAGAGTTCGGTGCGAGCGTCTTCGCCAGCGGCTTCGGCTTGCTCGATCCAGAATTCGAGGATCGGCAGGGCGTCGTCGGGCTCAACCTCGTTGTTGAGGCTGGTGTCGGCGTCGTCCCAGTAGGACCAGCCCTGGGTCGTGTTTTCCCAGTCGAACGCCGATTGCAGGGCGTCCAGGCGGTCGCCGTAGTCGGCGTCGGCGTCCACGACGATCTTCGCCTTGTCGAGATCGAAGTCGGCGGGGACCGGGCCGTATTCGGCGAGCTTCGCTTCGTAGCTGTCAGGGGCCGCGCCAGTGTCGCGGTCTTCATAGCTGCGGGTGTAGTAGTCCGAAGACGCATGGCCGCCGATGCCGTCGAAGAATTGGCGAGCTTCGTCTTCCGGCACTTCGCCGACGATTTCGTAGGTCCAGGCGCGGCCCTTCGCATTGTTGTAGTCGTTCGGGATCGACACGACATCCGCCGGGTTGATCTTCACGATGACCACGCGCCCCGAGCCGCCGTAGTAGGACGACAGGTAGGAGAACGAGCAGAAGTGGAGGCCAGCCGAGCACGTGTTGTAACGGTTCGGATCGACCTTGCTGCGGTCCATGGACGGCTTGTCGCCGATGCGGTTGAAGACCTTCTCGCCGCCCGGGCCGTTGTGATACGACGAGTAGTCGTCCTGGACCTTCTTGAAGGCCAGAATGTCGCCGTCGTCGGTGAGGACGAATTGGCCGGATTCGAGGAACAGGTCGAGTTCTTCGCGAGCCGTGAAGCTGGGATTGGCTTCGCGCTTCGCCAGATAGTTCGCCAGGGCGTCAATCGAGTGACCGGCCTTCAGCAAGGTCAGCACTTGGTTGACGTAGACGCCGCCGATGGCGTTGCCGTCGAAGCGCACTTCGCTTTCGCCGACTTGGACGCGGCCAAACGTGGCGCGGGTGATGAAGCCCGGCAGATCGGCGAGGTCGCGGATCAGGTCGAGATTGTAATCCTTGGCCTTGGAGGCACGCAGGAGTTCCGCCTTCAGGGCGTTGAAGTTCGGATGGGATTCGTCAATGGCGCGAGGGCGGCCATCAAGGAGCAGGTTGATGCTCCGGGGGGTGATTGTCACTGCGAGGGTCATTGGTTCTCCTTTTTCGATAATGGCTTGTATCAGGCCAGTTTGCGGTTGTCAACAAGCAAAATGTAGTCCAACACGTTTTTCAGCGTGTCTTCGTCGGCATCGTAATAGCCGTAGCGGCCATTTTGGATGGTGATCGCCAGCGGATACGCTGCGGCCACGGCGTTAACTTCTTCCACCGGCCCCGGGTGGGCTTCCGGCAGCGGGACTTCGCCCTTGATGGTCTCCAGCACCTTGTAGCGGCGCAGAGTGTCAGCCGTCGTCTGATGCTCCTTCAGGTCGTTATAGAAGAGCACTTCGTCGATCAGCTTCTTCATCGGCGAGTCCTTGTCCCAAACAGCGGCCTTGTGTAGGTCGGCGTTGATCAGGTTCTGCGCCAATTTCCAAGCGGTCTCGCTGGTGACGTTTTCGTCGTAGTTGTTGAAGGCCGCGATGAATTCGAGATCGACATCGAGGTCCGTCACTTCAGCGACGATGTCGAAGAAGTTGGTCCAGCCTTCGTTCTTGTTCGGGATGTTCTTGTAGGTCGCGGGGATGCCAAGGACAACAGCGTCCTTCGGCAGCTTGCCGACTTCCTTCAGAGCTTCCAGAAGCTGGTTGAGATACGTGATGCTGACTTCGCGGCCAGCATTCAGCGGGACGTTCTTCGACAGGTGGACGAAGATGCCGCCGTCTTCCGGCTGCACCGAGGTCTCGACAAACTGGTAGCGTTCCAGTTGCTTGACCTTCACCTTCGCTTGCTTCTTACGGTCGAGCACCGACTGCGGAATCGGCAAGTCTTCGAGCTTGATAAATTCCGAGTTCGGTGGACGGCCAAGCTGCACGAGCAGGCGAGCGATGTCAGAGCCTGGGATTTCCGAGTTCGTCTGAATCCAGACCAAGTTCGTGCGCTTCGAGTATTCCATCTTCTCGAAGTAATCGACGATACGCGCCGTGATATGCTTCGTCGGCTTCGACACGTCCTGGATCATGAACGTCGTGGGTTCGCCCACGTCGAGGTCCAGGTGCGTGCGGCCTTCGAACTTCACCTTCGAGCGGCGGTTGCCGAGATCATACTTCGAGACGTAATCGAGCAGCGCATTGCCACGCGACTTCACGCGGGTGCGGGTGTCGAGCTTCTTGCTCTTCCACTTCGCGGTCTTGCGGGCGTGCTCGCGGAAGCTGGACGGCAGGTTGTATTGGTTCAGCACTTCGTTCAAGCGCTTGCGAGCAACCCACAAGGTCTTCGCCGTCGAGATCGACTCTTCGATCTTCGCCAGGATTTCCTTCTCGACGTTCACGAGGTAGCGAGCGATGCTGGCCTTCGTGATGTTCGTGTATTCAAGATGCTCACGCGACGGCGTGATCGAGAAGTCGCCGATTTCGCCTTCGATGAAGAGCGGCGAATTCAGGAGTTCGCGCTGGGCATACGTGAAGTTGCCGTCGAGCGCCGACGTGTCGATAGGATAGATCACGCAGCCTTGCTTGACGCAGGCGCGTTGCACGAGAGCGTTCGGCTTCACGAGCTTCCAGTTCGTGCCGCCGATGTTGGTCTCCAGCGGTTCGCCTTCGACCTTCGAGCCCGTGAGGATGGGGAACACGTCGAAGCCCGGCAGCGTCAGGCGAGCGGCGCGCTTGAAGTGTTCAACATCCTCGACCTTCACCGAGAACGAGACTTCAAGGCCTTGCTCTTCGTCCGTGTCCTCATTCGAGAACAGAACGATCTTCGGCTTGCCTTCTTCATTGATGAAGCAGTTGTAGATGCGCTTGCGGCCATCAAGGCGGGCGATCACATTGAAGCTGTCCGTATACGCGAACGGCGTCTTCGAGCCCAGGCCGAACTTGCCGACTTGCTTGTCGGCCTTTTCGAGAATGGCGGCCTTCTGTTGCTGCGTCGCGCCAGCCGGAACTTGCCCGTCCTTCGTGGATTCGAAGACGCGGGTGTAGTTGCGCATGATGAATTCGTGCGGCAAGCTAGTGCCGAAGTCGCGGACGCTGAAGTAGGGCTCCCATTGCGTCGGCAGGTGGCATTCGAACGGGCGTTCGGGAATGCCGTGAACAGCGTGGCTGTCAAAAGCGTTGGACCAGAGTTCGCGGATGATGGCGCGGGGCTTGTCCGAATAGATGCCGTCGATCAGCAGGCGGAACGCTTTCGCGGTCGCTGCAATCGTGAATTCGCCTTCCTCTTCCACGCCTTCAACGTGGACTTCGCGGCGATCAAGGGCGTGTGACTCGGCTCTCAAAACAGTCTCCTTTTGATTTCGACCCCCTCCTTCTAGCAGGTTCTGGGCCGGGGTCAACAAGAAAGAGCGTTAACGCCCAAAAATAATTCCTGTTGACACCCAACGCAGGCTGTGCAAGTATCCCGGTTGGCTCGACTAAGGCCCCCGGTGACGGCGCTTCAAACGTGCTGTTGATATGCTGGGGGCCTTCAGCGGCCTGTAACTTTGCTCAGAAAGGAGCCACATGAAATTCCTCGCAGCAATCGGCGCTATTGTGCTGGGTGCGTTGGGTGTCGCGGCGCTAGTCGTGATCTCCGTGCTCTTCGGCCTGATCGGCGGCGCAATCGCGGCCTCGATCTTCGCCTTCTTCTTCCCCACGACGTTCGCCGCCTTCTTGGCGCTGACGCCGTTCACCGCACCGTATCAACTCGGCGCGGTCCTGGGCTTCGTCGGCGGCTTCTTCAAGGCCGTTCAGTCGAACTCGAAGAGCTAAGCGCATGACACCTTGGGGTGTCTTCCGCTATAAGAAACGCATCGCCATCGTCGCCTTCAAGGACGACGATGGCGCTGTCGTTGCCTGTAGAGCCCTGGGGACCAGAGAGTCCACCTTCGAAGACGGCTTGGGCTACATCGAACGCCAGTATGGGACGCGGCCAATTGTGGGCAAGGACATGAAGTCCGAGTGCGTCACCGAAGAAGATTGCTATGCCTACCTCGAAGCGCACCCGCGACACGGACCCAAAAAATCGCCCCGAGTGGATGAATCGGACTTGCATTTGTCGGAACACTCCGATAAACAGGGCGATGACGATTCATGACAAGAATGGTCAGATGGTTTACTGGGCACACATGGACTGCGAATTGCATGGTGTGCGTGTCGTCGAAAAGGAGGAAGTGAATGAGCAACGTGCAGACCCTGAACCCGGAGAGCCCGGCGGACAGAGTGCGTCAGGCGGTGAAGGAAGCCCTCTCCTTCTACCAGGGCCAAGCGAACCAGAATGATCATTGGCAGTCGGCGTTCGCCGACGCTCCGCATGAAAGCGTGAGCGAGAGCAGCATCTACGCCAATGGCGTGCGCCAGGGCCACGATGAAGTCGTCGCCGCCGTCTTGGCTGCGTTGGGTGCCCCGTGAAGAAGCGGCAAAGGGACGGCCAGCGCCAGAAGGTCTACGACGCGGAGAAGCCTTTCCGCAACGTCGGCGAACCCGTGGCCGACATCGAAGCCGCATCGAAACTCGTCGTCAAGCTCCTGAACAACGCGAGGATCAAGCGCCTCTACGATCACAAGATCGGGAAGAAGCCCATCCGCGTAAGGTTGACGAGGATCGACAGCGGCAAGAGCCACGCCAGCGAAAGTCACATTGCCCTGCACCCCGAATGGGGGCTGACGCGGCTTGTGATCGCCCATGAGCTTGCCCATGTGATCGTGCGGCGCACCCACGGCTATTACGGGGCTCAGGGCCACGGGCCGGAGTTCTGCGCCGTCTACCTCGACCTCGTCCAGGCTGCGTTGGGTATCGAAGTCAGGAATCAGTTGATCGAGAGCTTCAAGGCTCACAGGGTTAAATTCCGGCTTCGCAAGAAGCGGGAATATACCCAGGAGCAGCGCCGGGCCATGGCCGAAAACCTTAAGAAGGCCAGGGCGGTCGCTGCGGCCAGGGCCTACGCAAGGGAGCAACCCCAGCCCTGGAATTAGCGCTTGACATCGCCCACGGCTATGGTAGAATCCCCATAGTCAGAAAAGGAGACCACATGAACGCTATCGAAACCCGTAGAGAAAACATCCGCAAGCTGATCGCCAGCGCCAAAGGCAGATTCGCGAGCGTCGAGTTCGTGAAGAAGGATGGCTCGCTGCGGACCCTCCAGGTCCAGCCTGCGGCTGCGAAGTTCCACGTCCTCGGCGACAAGGCCAGCGCTCGCGCTCAACAGGCGACGAAGACCCGCAAGGAAAACAATCCTCACAACCTCGCGGTCTGGGACGTGATCGACCAGTGCTTCAAGACCGTCGATCTCGACACCGTGCTCGCCGTCACTGTTGACAAGACGCGCTATGCCGTCGTAGACAAGGTGAATGTGTGATCGGCGTCTCGACAACGGCCAGAACAGAACGGGCGGGGCTTCGGCTCCGCCTGTCACACGCGAAGGCCAGACTGCCGATGACTATTGCTCCGCATCTTCTCCAAATCGCTGAAGCGGTTTTGTCTGAACCCTACCCGCGCCCCGGGCAGGAGTTGAGCAACGCCGAGAAGTGGGCGTTGGTGCATTCGATCCTGGAGTCGCTGGCTTCGGGTGAAGAAGAAGACGACGACGAAGCCGCCGTCGAAGAGGAAGAGGTCTTCGTCCCCTATCTCGACATTTTCCAAGGCCTGGAGTGGGACACCGTCTACGCAGAGTGGACGGAGGACGCCTTGCTCGCGGCCATGATGTTCGCCGACCTTCAGAACGATGTCTACTACGAATTCTACATTCGCGGCGATGGGAATGAAGTTGACGCCGCCAATTATCATGGTAGCTTCGTGCGCTGGAAAAAGCTGAAGGACAAGTATGCGGCTGACGAAGGCCGCGCTAGTTTCAAACACGAGTGGCTTCAATGACAGCGACAAAGAGAGCGCAAATCCTGGACGATCAACAGCTTCGCGACTGCCTCCGCGCCGTCAGCGAAAGCGAGACGCCGGAGCGCGACGCCGTGATCCTCCTTCTGAGTTTCAAGGCCGGGCTCCGCAGTCAGGAGATTGCTGGGCTCGATTGGGAAGACGTTTGCGACGCACGCGGCAAGGTCGGGCGCTTGATTCCAGGGGTCAACGCCAAGGGTCAGGCTGAAATGCTGCCCGCGCTCTTCGTCCCCTCAGACATTGCGAAGAAGGGTCGCGAGCGAGCGGTCAGCCTTCATCCCGATCTTCAGCGTGCGTTGGAGCGCCTTAAGCGCGTCAGCGACCGCGTGGGAGCAAAGGACCCTGTCATCACTGGCATGGATGGCCGCCGCCTGTCGGCGAACTCCGTCGCCCAGTGGTTTCTCCGCCGGTTCCGTAAGTTCGGCTACCGTGGGGCTTCCAGCCACAGTGGCCGCCGCACGTTCATAACCAAGGCCGCGCAGCTTGCTCGCGAGAGCACAGGTGTCAGCCTTCGCGACGTGCAGCTTCTGGCGGGCCACCGCTTCATCAGCACCACCGAAGATTACATAGAACCATCGTCGAGCGTTCATAGTCTGGTCTCCAGGCTGTAATTCCGCTTGACAGAAACGCCGGAGGGGCGTAGAAGGTTCCAGTCAAGGAAAGGAGGCAATCATGAAGACCGCTATTTTCGACATCGACGGCACGATTGCCGACCTGTCCCATCGTCGCCATTTCATTGCGACGAAGCCCAAGAATTACGCCGCCTTCCACAAGGGCGCGAGCAACGACACCCCGATCTGGCCGGTGATCAATGTCCTGAAGGCGTTGCACGCCGCTGGCTACAAGATCGTCCTGTGTTCGGGCCGCGACGGCGACTTCAAGCAACGCACGGTCGATTGGCTGGCGAAGCACGACATCCCGTATGATGCGCTCTACATCCGCGCCGGTAAGGACTACCGCGCCGACGACATCATCAAGGAAGAATTGCTGGACCAGATTTTGGCCGCAGGCTACGAGCCGGAAATCGTGTTCGACGACCGCAACCGCGTCGTCGATATGTGGCGCAAGCGCGGGCTGAAGTGTGCCCAAGTCGAGCCGGGGGACTTCTGATGACGCCCGAACAACAGGCGGCATACGTTGGCGCTCAAACTGCTTGCGCTTTGATCGAACTCGAAGGGATGAAGGCCGAGAACGCACATGCGCTCGCCAACGGTATGCGCCAGCCTTACACGATCACTGACTTCAATGCTCTTATCGAGCGTTACGGCATCCACCACAACGCCGTCTGTTCCACTTATGGGATGGGCTAAATGACGCTCCACTACACGTTCCCCGTCATCCGCAATATCAGCCAAGTGCTGCCCGCGATTGAGGGCCGCCCGGAATACATCGTCGTCCACAAGGAAGGCGATTACTCCGTGATCAACTACGTCTACAGCGGCCCCGACACGTTCCCGCCTGTCGATGTCGAACAGCGTGAGGAAATCCCGTATGAAGGCGGGACGATCATTCATTCGCAATTCACGACGGACCCCTACGCCGCGATTCTCCGCGAGTGTCGCGGCCTGATCTTCCGCACCAGCACGGGCGAAGTGATCGCCCGGAGGTTCCACAAATTCTTCAACGCCAACGAGCGGCCTGACGTGCCGGAAGAGGCGATGATCGACGCCGAATACGACGTGCTCGAAAAGCTCGACGGCTCGATGATCACGCCGATTCCGTTGCCGGGCGGCTTCTGGCGCTGGGGCACTAAGATGGGCGTTACCGACGTGGCGCTGCCGGTCGAAGAATTCGTGCTCGACAACAGCCAGTATGTCGAACTCGCCGATTACTGCCTCCAACGTGGGCTCACGCCGATCTTCGAGTGGTGCTCGCCGGAGAACCGCATCGTTATCGACCACCAAGAGTCGTCGCTGATTCTCACCGCGATTCGCGGCAACGAAACCGGCCTCTACTACAGCTACGATGTCATGTGCGTGATCGCCCAGGACTTCGAAATCCCTGTCGTGCGCCGCGTGAACGAAGAGATTCTTCGCAACTACCGCGAAGGCGAAGGCGTGGAAGGCTACGTGCTGCGCTTCCACAACGGCCACATGATGAAGTTCAAGACCGAGTGGTATGTCCGTCTGCATAAGACGAAGGACAAGATCGCTCGCGAACTCGACGTTGCTCAATTGGTCTTCGACGATCAAGTGGACGACTTGCTGCCGCTGCTCGACGAAGCCGACAAGCGCCGCTTGCTGGCCTACCAGGACAAGTTCTGGACGAACTTCGAGACCCAGAAGGCGAAGCTCAGCCACATGCTCTACGAGTGGCGCAAGGCCGGAGACCGGAAGAATTTCGCGGTCATGACTGCGGGCTCAAGCTCGCAGCTTCTGCGGATGCCGTATCCGAACGAAGCTCAGAGGCAGGTGCTCTTCACCGCATGGGAAGGCACTGTCGATATTGACACGGCCTTCAGGATTGCGATAAGCAAGGGGCTTGTGAACAATCACAAGTTCTCGCTGCTCAAGGAAGGATTCCTTCAAGGCGTCAACTGGAAGGAGACCGAACTTGTCTAAGCCGATTCTTCTCGTCCTCGTCGGGCTCCCGTATTCCGGCAAGTCAACGTATCGGGCGAAGGTGCTGCCGTGCCTTGTCGCCGACCGTCCGACCATCGTCCTCTCTGGCGACGACTTCATCGACAAAGTGGCCGCCGCCGAAGGCAAGCGCTACGACGAAGTGTGGGAAGAATACAAGGGCGTGGCCGAAGCCTACGTGCGTGAGAACTTCCGCACTGCCGTCGAAGCCGGGCTGAACATCATCTGGGATCAGACGAACCTCGGGCTCAAGAAGCGCCGCTCGATCTTGGCGCAGGCTCCGGGCTACACGAAGATGGCCGTCTACTTCGAACTCGACGAAGAGACGGAGAAGGCGCGGCGCTTGGCGCGGCCCGAACGCTTCATCCCCGAAGCCGTCACCGCCCAAATGCGGGCGAACTACGTGTTGCCGACGCTGGCGGAAGGTTTCGACTATGTCGGCCCCAGCACCGACACGGCATTCCCGGAGACCGCATGAGCACCGTTGCCTACGTCAATGGCGAACTCGTCGGCGACCGCCGCTGCACCGAGAACGGCGTGATCTTGGGCCTGACCCGCAAGGTCTTCAAGGTCCAAGCTGAATTTGAAGGCGAGGGTCCAACCTATCTCGTGGGCATCGTCGGCAACGCCACCTACATCCCTGCCTTCCTCAACTTCATTCGCGGAGGCTTCCGCAAGGCCGACAAGCCGAAGGTCCCCGATGGCGAAGACGGCGTCGGTATTATCGAGGCCTTGGTCATCGACGAAAGGGGCAAGGTCTGTTTCTACACGGCCCCGGAATTCGAGCCCGAAGAAATCGAGGCCCCGCAATACGCGCTGGGGTCTGGTGCGAAGTTCGCCAAGGCCGCCATGCACCTTGGACACTCCGCGCTCCAGGCGGTCTTGACAGCCGCTCATTTCGATGTTTACACAGGACCTGAAACCGACACCGTCACGTTTTGAGGCCTTCGGGCCAGGGGAGGCCCGATGATCAACTGCACCGTCGAATACGAACTCCAGGGCAACCCCGCGAAGGGCCGCGTCGTCGGTCGTCCCGAACCAGGACAATTAGACGTTCTGACCGGCCATCGCGTCTTTCGCGTGTTCGTCGGCGATGTAGTGCTGTGTGCTCTCGATGGCTACCAAATCTTGTATCGCGACTACGACGACAAGGCCAAGGTTGGCCGCGTTCTCAGCCACGACGTGGTCACATGCGCCATTATGGTAGAGAATTCGCTTGACAAACGGCATCTTCTCATTGATAAATCGCGTGTTAACTTCCTGCTGAAGGGCGGCCAACGTGCCTAACTACAACGTCACGCTGACCTTTAGGAAGACCAATGGCGACACGTGGCGCGAAGACTACGTCCGTGAAGCCGACAATCTCCCCGCCACGGTCCAGGCCGTAGTCGCAGACATCCCGGAGCACCAACGTGCCTGGATCGTCCACGTCAACGCCGTCGATCCTGCTCCAGTTTCCCGCCTTCAAGCCGTCAAATGAGCGTCGTCACAAACGAAGAATCACTCTTCGAAGTTTTCTCCAACATCTTCGGCGAAGCCACGGGCGGCGCTGAAATCTTCCCCGATGGGGAAGCCAAACTTCATACTCGCGAATTCGACGAGATTATCGGCACCGTCACCCACGGCGCTGCGTTCTCGCTTGTCACCAGCGACATGGAAATCTTGGGCATGGCCGCGCTCCGCGACGAGAGCGATGTTCCGCGTCCGACCTTCATCATCGGCCACGAAGAACGCGACTTCGAATTCAACGTCTGGCTTTTCAAAGAGAGCGTTGACTTCGTGCTCGGCTCTAAGATTGCCGTGGGGTTGGAGCGTGCGGCGAAGAAACTCGACGAAGAGTCGCATATCGGCGTGAAGATTCCAATCCCTGGCGTCAACGGATGGGACTTCGTTGGCGAAGTCGGCAAGCGCTGGGATGTCGCCGACTGGTTGGATGCCGTTGGGATCGACGCCGACACCCTCGGCGATGTTACCGAACGGGAACAAACTCCCCAAGTGAGCGACAATGTTCCCGTTCGGGAAGATTCCGTCGAAGTCGAGCTTCCCGTTCGGGAAGATTCTCAGGACACCTACAAAGACGCCGTGATCCACGGCGATGTCGGCGAAGAGTTTGCCAACCGCAAGATGTCCTTGGGCGTCAGCCTCAAGGGCGCGAAGACGCCGCCCGGCGCTTGGAAGAATTTCGATCTCACTGTCGCCGAACTCGTTGACATGCTCGCCGAACACGAGCAGGGCGCGAAAGACGGCAAGTGCGTGCTGCAAGGCGAAGTCATCGACGGCGAGCGCAAAGCTCAGGCGATGAAGGCCTGCTACATCGTCATGCTCGACCTTGACACCGGCGAGGACCTTGACGGCACGATTGCGAAGATCAAGGAGCTTGGTCTGTTCGCCATGGTGTGGACGACTCACTCGCACTTGAAGCCCTCGACGAGCATCAAGAAAGACGCGGTGATCCGCTTCATCAAGGAAAAGCGCGAGCCCACGTTGGAAGACGTGAAGCGCTATCTTCTCGAAGTCAAGCGCTATCAGCCGTATATCCTTGAAGGGGCTGCGTTGGGTCCAGCGCAGCACGACAAGGAAGGCCTGAAGATCGTCATCGAGCACAAGCCGATGCCGAAGTTTCGCGTGCTCTTCGTTCTCGAAAAGCCGTTCGTGTTCGCCGACTTCCTCGACAATCGCACGGCCAACGAAGCATGGAAGGCCGCCTACGAGCGCACGTCTGATATGCTCGGCGCGTTCTACGACAAGGCTTGCACCGACCCCAGCCGTCTCATGTATACCCCGCGCCACGGGCAGGATGCCACGGGCTACTGCATCCACGTGATCGCAGGCAAGGCGCTCGACTTCGACAATATGAAGCCACCGGAGCCGAAGAACAAGCTCCTGGCGTTCGCCGCGACCGACACAACGTCGAGCACTGAGCGTAAGGGCGATGAATTCAAAACGCCGTGGCTTCGCGCTTGGCTGGGTAAGAACTCGAAGGCGTTCCTGGCCTCGGCGTTCTTCGAAACCTATGGCGAGTTTCGCGGGGCACGCAACGGCCCGGGTGGGCATTACAAGTGCCCGAACGACGACGAACACACCGACGCAGGCAATCCCGACGACAAAGGCTTCTACGCTGTAGACGCTGGCGACTCCGACTACGTCGAAGGCTTCATCGCAAAGTGTATGCACGGCGGTTGTGCGGAGAAAGATCGCGGCTTCTTCTGCGATCTCGTGATCGCTGAAAACGAACTCAGCGAAGCCGACATGGAAGAATTCGTGGACGCTGGCCGCGTTCCCGAAGAAGTCAAAACCGAATACGTCGCGAACTTCGAAGCCCAGAAAGCGGCGGTGGATGACGAAGACGACGAAGAGGATGTCTATTACACCAGCGCTGCGGTCTACGTCGATCCCGACGTTGAACGTGCGATGAAGAAAATGAACTCAGAGTGGGCGATTGTCACTCTGGGCTCCGACGTGCGTGTTATGAAGGAGCCGAAGGAAATCGGCAAGTCTCCGACGTTCTTCGGCATGGACGCATTTCGCAACTTGCTCGCGAACAAAAAGATCAACGTCCCCGGGGCCGAAGAAGGTCAGTTCAAGGCCGTTGGCGTTGCCAAGCTCTGGCTGGAGTGGCCGGAGCGGCGCACCTATGAAGCGGGCGTTATTTTCGAGCCCATGAAACCCGTAAAGGGCGGCTACAATCTGTGGCGCGGCTATCCTCTCGATCAAACGAAGCGCCAAGGCTCTTGGGCGAAAATGCGCGCCCACCTTTACGAGAACGTCTGCCAAGGCAACGACGAACACTTCTACTGGGTCATGACGTGGATGGCGCAAGTCGTCCAACAGCCTGGGCGGAAGATGGGGTCGAGTATCGCCATCCGTGGTCCAAAGGGCAGCGGCAAATCAATCGTGTTCGATTGGTTCCGCAAAGGCATGGGCATCCACGCGATCAAGGTCAGCCAGAAGAAACACATTGTCGGCGACTTCAACGGCCACCAGAAGGGCGTCACGCTCATGGTCTGCGAAGAAGCGTTCTGGGCGGGCGACCACGCTGCGGGTAACGCGCTGAAGGATTTGATCACCAGCGATCAAATGATGTTCGAACAGAAGGGCATCGACGCGGTTCCGATCTCCAACTACGTGCGCCTGCTCTTCATCAGCAACGAAAACTGGATCGTGCCAGCGGGCTTGGAAGACGAGCGCCGTTACATGGTCATCCAGTGCGGCGACAAACAGCGCGGCAACATCCCCTACTTCCTCGCCATCGTCGATGAAATGGAGAACGGCGGGCTCGAAGCAATGTGGCATGAGCTTTCTAACTGGGACCCGCGCCTTGAAAAGTGCGGTGGGTTCAAAGAAGGCTGGAACATTCTCCGCACGCCGCCGATCACTGACCAGTTGATCGACCAAGCGATGGAGACCATCGAAGCTTGGGACAAATTCTTCATCGGCTTCATCGAAGATGGAATGCTGGAGGCCTCTTCGCATCCTGATCTTCCAGAAATCATCCTCGAAAGGGACGAGACGAATTATGTCAGCGTTGCAAATCTCCGCGCCCACTTCGAAGCGTATCTCGAAAGGTTTGGCGGCAATGCTAAGCACAAGCTTGGCAATCGCGGTTTTCTCAAGCAACAGGCAATTAAATACCTCTTTGCAGAGGAAACTCCGGTTTCCCATCGCATCAGCGGTGAGGTCGTTCGCTGCTACAAATGTCCTACCCTTCCCGAAATCCGCAGGCTCGCGGTAGAGAAGCGGAAGATCAAGCTTGACTTGCCGGATGACGCTGGCGAGGATGACTGATGCAGTGTCTGAAAGCTCTCCACGAAGGCCGCGTGCTCTATCGCAAGGTATCCTGCAAGGTGCCGGGCAAGAGCTACACGCCTCTGGTGCAGCTTGTCGGTTCTGCGATGGCGGACGGTGCTGGAGTCTATCTCATGATCGACGGCGTGCCACAAGCACGTCAACTTCCTCTCGACATCACGCAAGAAGATTTCACCGTCCGTTGGAATCACGCTCTTCATGGTCCGACGCGCCATCTTCTATTCCAGGCCGCTCAGCTTGGGATGCTGAAAGAGTGCGTCGTCACCGACACCCTTTTTATCCCCGAGACCAAGCGCGTCGTGCTCGACGAAGTTCGTCCGCTTCCTCTCTTTCTTGGAATGGAACGCAAGAATGCCTGACGCCGCTAACAAGGACGAACAAGATTTTGGGTTCGCTGATCAATCGCAGCCTTTCGCAAATGGGTTCGCCCTGGGCTCCATGTGGGAGTCCATGAACAACGGCGACCGCATCTTTCAGTTCCTGCACCCTTCCGTGCTCGGCGATGCCATCAAGCTCGCCAGCTTCTGCGGCTACAACGTCACCTATCGCGAGACCATGGACAAGGTTCTCAATGAACCGGCCATCGTGTTTCAAGCTGTGCCAGCGGAGAACGGCGTGCTCCTGGCCCCAGTCAAGACAACACAGTTGGAGGTCATTGATGGCGGAAAGGCTTGATACGCTTTTCGCTCCGGGGGTGAGGTATGTTCCGGTCACTCCCCACATATACGCTCTGCTGCGTGCCTACGAGGCCGGATGGCGGTATCGCCTTGGGCTCTACTGGCGCTGGGGCAGTTGGCCCAAATCCCGCAAAGGCATCGACAAACTCTTCGCACCGAAAGTCACCGATGGAAAAGCTGCCTCCGTATAAAGTCGCCCTGGAGACCGCCCGCCGCCTGAGTGTCGGCCCGCTTCTCCGCTATTTGCTCCATCCGCAAATGCTGCCGCAGGGCCATGCCTTCTACATCGTCGTCGTCCCCGGGTATCCCGGCGTGAAGCTGCCGCCGCAGTTCATGGACAAGGACGAAGTCACGCTGGTGATCCAGCACCAATATCGCAATCCCGTCATCGAGCGCGAAACCCTCTTCATCGACCTCTGCTTCTCTCACGTGTGGTTCCGCTGCTGCATCCCCTTCCATGCGATGCAGACGTTCGCCGACCATCACGAGGGCTTCGTGATCTACAACCGCGTCGGGCATCACGTCGCCCCGCCACCGCCCGAAGGCGGCGAGCCAGTGGAAGACAACGGCGTGGTCAGTCTCGACAGCTTCCGTAAAAAGAAGTCTTGACCGCTAACTATCTTTCTGCTAGGGGTGAGGGATGCGTATCGGTGTCACAGGCTCCCGCCTCCTGAAGGATAGGAAGTTCGTCGCAAAGGCGATGAACATGCTTCAGGAGAAATTGGTCCGTGATGCGCCGCAGGGTGAAATTCCTGGGATCACGAGCATCATCCACGGCGACGCTCGCGGGGCTGATCGCCTAGTCGAAGAATGGGCTCTGAAGAACGGCTTCCTCCTGGTCCCGCAGGATCGCCAGCACGTCTCGACGAACGCAGGACTCGCCTATCAACTCTACGGCAAGCACGTCGTTCCCGTCGAAGCCAACTGGGATCAGTTCGATCTCAAGGCCGGGCGTATCCGCAATCAACTGATGTCTGACATGGACATCAAACTCCTGTTCGTCTTCCCCGGCAACGCGGGGACGTTGGACATGGTTCGGCGCTGCCGCCGCGCCAAAATCAAAATCCTCTTCGCCGAAGATTTCATTCTCGGCGACTATGAAGCCGGTGCCGAATATGTCCTCTCCTGAAGAGCAAGAAGCCATGCGTAAGTCTCAGTTCGAAGCCATGATCCAGGAGAAGATGGACAAGGAGAATCCGGGCTGGTCTGAGCTTCAGCTTTCGATCTCGACCTGGGCTGAAGACAGCTTCGGCCCGACAACGGCACTGGTGACGGCCCGCCGCGCCAACACCGAAATGGCGGAGCTTCAGAAGGAGCTTGTCAAAGGCGTCAAGGAAGAGATTTGCGAAGAGGCGGCTGACGTTGCCATCGTCGCCATCCGTATCTTCTACCTCCTGCACTCCGACATTCGCCGCGAACTCGCACTGCTGCCCGCCGAATACCGGAAGCAAATTCTGGAACCGACTCTCGACGTGAAGGTCGCGATGGCGAACTTGGCTATGGCTGAACTCATTCGCGACATGACCGTCTATCACGGCTCCGATGTTCGCGGGCTCGATGGCGCTGCTCTTCGCGCCGCAGTCTTGAGCCGCAACGCCATCCTCTTCGTGCGCCTCATGGACATCACGCTTCACTTCAACGAACCGCTGATCGACTTGGTCGCTGGGAAGATGATCATCAACCGCAAGCGTGTGTGGTTGAAGAACGGCGACGGCACCGGCCACCACGTGAGGGTCGAAGATGGACGCTAAAGCCGGGCGCTACTTCATCGGGTGTGACGACAGCGGCCACCGCTATCTTGTGGAAGCCGCACGCCGTGCGGATTTCAACGCCTGGGCCGAACTCGACCCCGACGACGAGAACGGCTGGGATACTCCGCCGTATGCTCACAGGATCGACGGAATCAGCGGCATCGAATTCGAGTGGCCGCGTGATCGCGAAGAGAACGCAGTTCTGCCCGTCGATCTCTCAGCGCCTCCTTTCAATCGCGAAGCCCTGCCGAGTGTCCGCGAAGAGCCGGTCGTTCTCCGCGACGGACGCCGCTGGTGGTCTGTCGGCACCTGCTTCTGCGACAAGCAAGGCGTGATCACGATCTTGAAGCGCGACGCTGACGGACACTTCTACGCGGAGTCGTATTCGGCAAACACTTGATGGAAAAGTTCACCGCCACCCGTCTCTGCGACATCGCAATTCCTTGGCTGAAGGCCAAGCATCCCGACTCTATAGTCGTGAAGGAATTCGTGTGCGGAAGCGCTGGCGACCCAAGGATTGACATCGCGTGCTTCACCGACAAAGGAATCATTGGCGTCGAAGTCAAAAGCGACACTGACAGCATTGACCGGCTTGCCAGTCAGGGCACAACGTATTCGAGCGTATGCGCCTACACTTACCTCTTCGCGAGCCCCAACCTCATGATTGCGGAAAAGAACCGCAAGAAGTGGTGGAGCGCGGCCCCGGCTTGGTGGGGAATGCTGGGATTTCATCAGCAAAAGGCCTACGTCCAGCGTGAAGCGCCGTATTCGAAGTTTCTCGCACCACATGCACTGCTCGGACTTCTCTGGAAGAATGAGCTTTACAAGATGGCGAAAGACTTCAAGGTCGATGCGAAAGCCTCTTGGAATCGTGATCGCCTCGCGGCCAGCATCATCGACGTTGCGCCGCTTCCAGTTCTCCACCTTTACGTCGTGAAGCAACTTCGCTCTCGCGATTGGATTTCCCCGTTCACTCTTGTGTCAAGGATCGTTCCCGATGAACCCGCGTGATTTCGACGGCACCAACATGACCCTCGGCAAGCCCCAAGGATGGGACGAGGAATCCTACGGCCCCTGTCAGGACATCCGCGTTCAGATCGAAGGCTCCTATGTCACGTCGTGCTGGCAACCCGACGCAGAGGAATTGGAACGCCTGAACGCTGGGATGCCGGTGTTCGTCCGCGTCGTCGGCCATTCGATGCCGCCGATGTTGGTCGAAGTCGGGGTCCCTTCACCATCCTCTTAAACCTTAATACAGGCGCGTTGCCTGCGTTGGGTGTCATAAAATAGTGCTTGACTCGGTGGTCTGGGTCCTGCATATTCTCTCCTGTCGAACAAAGGAGAAGTTGAGTTATGGCACACGTCCGCAGCCCCCAGCAAGAACGCGCCGTCCAGTGGGCGAAGACCGGCACCGGCAATGCCGTCGTGATCTCCGTCGCTGGTGGCGGCAAGACCACGCTGCTGATCGACATGCTCGGCGAACTCGCCGCCCAGGGCCTGACCACGGCCATGGTCGCCTACAACAAGGCCATCACCGTCGAAATCAAGGAGCGCGTGGCCGCTAAGGGCTTCACGTCGGACATCGGCACCGCTCACAGCTTCGGCTTCCAAGGCGTGCGCTCGGCGCTCGGCTACCCGAAGGTGGACGACAAGAAGCTCCGCGACATCATCCAGAAGCTCGCGATCCCCGGCTGGTATGCCGAAGTCGTGAACAAGCTGGTCTCGCACGCGAAGAACGCGGGCATCGGCATCGCTCGCCTCGGCGGCGACATCGACGACAATAAGACGTGGACGGAAATTTTCTACCGTCACGACCTCGTCGCGGCTCTGCCCGAAGAATTCCGCTATGGCGTGGACGCCATGTCCATCGCGATCAACGACGCTAAGCGCGTCCTCCGCCGCTCGAATGAGCTTGCTCGCGAAGTGATCGACTTCGACGATATGTGCTATCTGCCGCTGCTGCTGGACATCCCGCTTCCGCAGTTCGACTTCGTCCTTCTCGACGAAGCCCAGGACACCAACGAGACGCGCCGTGCGCTCGTGGCGAAGATGGTGAAGCCCACGGGCCGCCTCGTGGCCGTTGGCGACCCCCACCAAGCCATCTACGGCTTCACGGGTGCCGACAACGACTCGCTGGATCGTATCAAGCGCGACTTCAACGCGATTGAGCTTCCGCTCACCGTCACCTATCGCTGCCCGAAGGCCGTGGTCCGCGT